TGTCATACATACGATACGCAATCAAGAGTTCGTGGAGTGAAAGGCGCTAAGGTGCTGCGAACTCGCAATGCAAGATATGATAATGTTACACAAGAAAAACATTCTTGGTTACAGAATTGGGAATATTTCTTTTGCGATGAGAGATGTATGAATAATTGGCTGGATGTACATATGACTCAGTTAATTAGTTTTGTTGGACTTAAAACTAAACCACAAGAAAGCCCAATAGATATAGTTGAAACAGTTCATCAGAATTGGCAAGGAGTAAATTACACTCGTACAACTATAAAGTTCTTGAGTGAACCAAATATTAATGCTAATATAACTACATAACTAATAGAAAGGTATAACATGACTAAACCACTACATGTAATAAACTGGCAAGGTAAAGAGTATAGAATACCCTTTGATGTTAATCTAAACCTTGACGCAAAAGATAAACTAATTGAAGTACCGAATAGATTCAGCGGTGCGACTGCATCACTACCTTGGTTCGCAGTAGCTGTATTTGATTTGATTATAGGTTCGGAACAGTTAGAAGATTATGACACGATGCAGAAAGGATTGAGTTGGTTCCGCAAATACTTTCCTAATGAATACATGACAATACTAGACTGAGTCTAGTTGCTAGCCTCGAGCCGCTCGGTGCGAGCGGCTTGGGTCTTGACTCTTTAAACATTAGAGAGGTCCCAAAGCCTTTAGCTTTCTTAACGCATTTCTAATAAGTCGATACCCCTTTTTTATTTAGGGTCCCATAACTTGACCCTTTACTGCTTGATTTAGACTTAAATAAGCTATAAATACTTTGAAGGTTCCAAAATTAATCCTAAAAAATTTTGCGGAAAATTTTTATGAAACTGACCTTAGAGAAATTAAATTTATTACCTCCTGATATTCAAAAAGAATTTATTGAAGCTGGAACATTAGCTTCACAAAAACGTGGTATAGAAAAAGCACAATTAGATTTCATGTCGTTTGTTAAAAGAGTTTGGCCTGAATTTATAGAAGGATCACATCATAAAAAAATTGCAGAAAAATTTAATGATATTGCTAATGGTAAAATCAAAAGATTAATTATCAATATGCCGCCAAGGCATACAAAGTCTGAGTTCGCTAGCTTCTTGCTGCCAGCTTGGATGATTGGAAGACGACCCAAACTAAAAATTATTCAATCAACTCACACTACAGAACTTGCTGTACGATTTGGTCGTAAAGCCAAAACACTAATGGATGCTCCTGAGTACAAAGAAATATTTCCAACACGTCTTCGAGAGGATTCTCAAGCCGCTGGTAAATGGGAAACAGAACAAGGTGGTGAGTATTATGCTGCCGGTGTTGGATCTGCCATTACAGGTCGAGGTGCAGATTTGCTTATCATAGATGATCCACACTCTGAGCAAGATGCATTAAACATAGATGCTCTTGAGAGAGCTTATGAATGGTATACTTCAGGACCTCGTCAGCGTTTGCAACCAGGTGGAGCTATTGTTTTAGTTATGACAAGATGGAATACAAAAGATTTAACTGGAGCGTTGCAACGAGCAACGGGAGACTCGAAGGCAGATAAATGGGAGCTCATAGAATTTCCGGCAATCCTTCCAAGTGGTAAACCAGTATGGCCAGAGTTTTGGAAGTTAGAAGAATTAGAAGGTGTTAAATCATCTATTAGTTTACAGAAGTGGAATGCACAGTGGATGCAAAATCCAACTTCAGAAGAAGGTGCAATTATAAAACGAGAATGGTGGAAAAAATGGGAACATGATTTTATACCACCTCTTCAACATGTTATACAAAGTTATGATACTGCTTTCTTAAAAAAAGAAACAGCCGATTACTCAGCTATTACAACGTGGGGAGTTTTCTATAATAATGAAGACTCAGGACCACAACTTATTTTGCTAGATGCTATAAAAGATAGATTTGAATTTCCTGAGCTTCGAAGGATAGCATATCAACAATATCAGTATTGGCAACCAGAAACTGTAATCATAGAAGCTAAAGCTTCAGGACTACCATTAACTTATGAATTGCGTAAAATGGGTATCCCTGTTATAAACTATACCCCATCAAAGGGTAATGATAAGCACACTAGAGTTAACTCTGTTGCACCTTTATTTGAATCGGGTCAGATATGGGCACCCGTAGATAAAGATTTTGCACAAGAAGTTATTGAAGAGTGTGCTGCATTTCCTTATGGTGATCATGATGATCTAGTGGATTCAATGACACAAGCAGTCATGCGTTTTAGACAAGGTGGCTTTGTAGATCACCCAGAGGATTACAAAGATGAACCTGTAATCAGGAACAATAAAACTTATTACTAACTATGAAAAAATATACGGACCTAATAGAAATGTTAGAAAAGATTTTTGGCAAAGGTTCTGTTTCTAGAACTATTGGTACTCGTACAAACGTAGTTAGATTTCCAAAAGGCAAACAACCAATAGATCCAACTGTAGGCAATTTTGATGTTGAAGGTACTGCTATAAAAAGTCCTGACTTAGTACAAACCATTGAAAATTCTATTGAAGATAGAATGGGTGATATTACTAAAATGAATGATCAAGAATTATTAACTTATACTGCTAATGTTAGAAGACTTTTAAACTTTAAAGAACCTCCAATACAAAATGCAGATGTTGTAAAGTTTGGAAGTGGAGAAGAGATAAAAGGAAAAGGGTTAGAACAATTAATTGAAAAACAAGGTACAAAAAATCCACCAACAACAGTTGCAGGTAGATTAGAAGCACAAGGTAAAAAGTTAGAAAAAGCAGGAGAAGATTTAAAAGAAATAACTGAACCAAAATCTGTTATTGGAGACATTATAAAAGATTACGGAGATTTTGATAAGTATATGCAAAGCTCACAAAAAACTGGATACGTTAGAGCAACGGTAAGACAAATTATGAGAGAAGATATTCAAGCAGGTAAATTAAAACTTCCAAAAGAATTACAAGATCAAGTTATGCAAGGAATTGGTGAACCTATAGATGTTTATAGAAAAGTTTATGGTGAAGGAGCTTTAGAACAAATTGATAGTTTAGCAGATGATCTTGGACAATTTAGAACAGAAGAAGAAGCTGCAAAATTTGCAAGATCTAAATATACATTTGAACCTAAAGTAAAACCTGTAGATGAATCTAAAACTTATGAAGAACTTGAAGATATATTAAAAAAAGATTCAGAACCAGAAGGCAAAGCAGATGGTGGAAGAATAGGATTTAATAAAGGTAAAAGAGTCAAGTCTTCTATTGATAAATTATTAGAAAATTTAAATAAAAAAACTCAAGGTAAAAAATCTATGGAATCTGTTGATTCAAAAACTGGAGAAGTAACAGTTCCTAAAAAACCAATTCGTAAGGCAGAAGAACCAACAGGTATGACAACAATGGATCCTGAGCCAGAGATAATAGATGAAAGATCAATTACAAAAACAAAACAACAAACTAAATCAAGACAACTTACAAATGATGAAATTGCAGACTATGAAGAACAAATTGGACGTAATGCAGAAGAGTGGTTGTCAGAGGGAACAGTTGATGAAGCTGAGAAAGCTTTAAAAAGTAGTAAAGCTGAAGAAGCATATTACCTTCAACAATATAAAACAGGTCAGTTGGATCCTACACCAGGCGAGAAGAGTCAATCTAGAATGAGATTTTTAAGAAAAAAAGCGGAAGATGCAGAATTAACAGGAGATAGAAGATTAATTACTTCTGATGAAATGGATGAACTATCAGATTTAGAATCAACATATTTAAAAAATGTTGATGAAGCATATGGAATAGACACTGCTATTAAAAAAGAAATGAAAAAAGCTATAGAAGAAGGAACTCAAAAAACTAATAGAATGACAGAACTTGGATTAGATCCTTCTAACAGTAAAGACTATGATAAATTTTTAGAAATGGAATCAATAAAACAAAAATATGGAAATGTAATTGATGATAATCTTTTACAACAAATTTTGGTTGATGATAATCCTCAAAGAAAAGCAGAAGTGCTTGCCTCAATTGATGAAGCTATAAAAATGCAAGAAAAAGGAATACCCCCAGAAGAAATTATTAATATTATAAAAGGCACTACAAGAACTAAACAAGCTGAAGGCGGAATCGCTGGATTGATATAATGAGCGAAATTAAAAAGTATAAAAAGTATTTAAACTTTAAAGCAAACCCTCGTTACCTGACGCGCGATTTTATAGTCCCATTATACACAGGAACAGAACCGGATATTCTAGATGATAGCAACACGCAGCGAGAGTCTAGTGTCTACAAAGAATTTCCAAATGACATGCCTATTATATCTCCAAAAAGAATACAAAACCAACCTTATGAACAATTAGAATTTGCTGACGGAGGTAGAGTAGATATTAAAAATAAAATATTAAATGCATATACTAAATTAAAAAAAGATTTAGGAAGAAATCCATCTCTCGCTGAAATGAACAGAGAAACAGGAAGTACTAGACAAACTATTTATAGTTATTTAGGAAATAAAAAATTATCAGAAGGTAGATTGGTAGAATCAGGAAAAACTGGAACTGCTGCATCTGTTGAAGCATTTAAAGCTAGAGAAGTTGATAAACCAACATCAACTTATTATGAAGGAAAACTTGGAGTTAAATGGCCGGATAAAGAAACAGAAGAGAGATATATAAAACAAATTAAAGAAAGATATCAATATCCTGCACAAAGTTTTGAATTTAATCAAAAAGTTAAATCAGGTGAATTATTAACTGATAAGGGTCTTGCAAAAGAATTTGGAATAAGTAAAGATAGCGTAGAAAGAATAAATAGATATATAAAAAATACTGAAAATTTATCTTATCCAAAAATTGGAATACCTGAATTAGAAAAAGAAAAACGTGAAAGAAGAAAAGCAGCAGAAAAAAAATCTAGTGATCCTGCCTATGAACAAAAAATAAGAGGAACAAAACAAACACAAAAATCTCACATGGGAGATTTATATAATGTAAAAGTTACTCCACAAACTATTGGATATGCACCACAAGAAGTAAATTTAGCTTTAACAGGTAAAGTTGATCCAGCTTTAAAATCAATTATAGAAAAACAAAACAAACTTTATAAAAATAAACCAGAAAATTATAAACAAAGAATAGAAGATTTAAATGTTAAAGGAATGGATTATGCAGCTCAAACAGAAGGTTATAAAGTATTTGAAGCGCTAGATCCAAAAACAGGTAAAAGATTTGTTCCAATTACAAGTCCTGAAAAAACAATTGATCCACTAGGAATAGCTGGTGAAACACCTTTAAAAAATTTAACACAAGAACAAAAAGCTCAAATTGAATTAAATAGAAAAGCAGTCATGGAAGCACAGGCTAAAATACCTGCTTCTGAAAAAAGAAGACTTGTGCAAATGATTGGATCTATTGGATGTCCAACATATGCAATTGGTGGAAGAGTTAATTTTTCTGAAGGAACTGATTGTTATAATAAAGGTTTAAAAGCATTAGAAGAAGGTAATTTAACAAAACCACAATTAAATGTAGCAGCAAGAGCTATTGCAGAATCTGGGGATGAAGGAATGCTTCTTAAAAATATTTTAAGTAGAGCTGGTTCAGGAGTTAAATTTACAGGATTAGGAGTTAAAGAATTAATCTCTGTTGGTGCAGGTCCAATAGGACTTGGTATTGGTGCATTACTTGAAGCCGGTCAAGCAGTTCCAGAACTTGCAAAAGGAGATTGGAGAGAAGCTATTCGTTCAACAACACTAGGTTTTCTTCCTGAATCTGTAGTAGGTTCTAAAAGAACTGATCTTTTAAGAATAGCAAAAACTGATGAAGAAAAAAATGCAGCACAATTATTATTTGATTATCAAGATAAAGTAGATGAAGCAAATAGAATACAAGGACAAATAGAAGCTTTAAAGAATCCAGAATTTACAAGCGTTGAAGGATATGAATCAGATCCTGGAATGAAAATAAAACAACTTGAAGGTCAATTAAAAAATTTAGATACTTTCTTAAATGCAAATGTAAAAAAAGTAAATAAAGTTACTCCAACAATTGTAAAATTATCCGATAGATTAGTTGAATCTAATGTAAGTAATATAATTGATCCTGCTACTGGGAAACCAACTATATTTGGAAAAATAATTGGAACTACTTCTGTACAAGATAAAAAAAAATTATCTGAAGATATTCAAAAACAAGTTTATCAAGAAGAAGAAACAGAAACAGAAACAAAACCTTTTGAAGCTCCAGATGTTGTTTCTCCAGATGATTATATTAATGAACTTCAACAATATCGTTCTGGAGGAAGGGTTGGATTAAAAGATGGTGGTGGACCTAAAATATCTAGAAGAGGATTCTTAGGATTCTTAGCTGGAGCTGCTTCATTACCATTTGTTGGTAAATTAATGAAAGGTAAAAAAACTGCGCAAGCTGTAAAAATTGGAACCAAAGTTTTACCTAAAGTTGCTGATATGCCAGATTGGTTTAACCCACTCGTTACTAAAATAATGAATGAGGGAGTTGATATATCTCCTAAAGCTACAAGAGTCGAAGATATTGTTAAAGTTAAAAAATTAGAAGTCCCTGTTCAAGGAGAATCAAAAACAGATATAATTACAATGAGTGAATATCCAGATGGTAGAATTGAAATTTCAGCAGATGTTTACGGTGGATCATTTGATTCACCTTTTGATTTAGTTTATAAGCCTCCTAAATCTGATATTGATTTAGAAACTGGCAAAGCAATAAACGATCCAGGAGAATTTAGTGTAATAGAAAACAGACCACGCCCGGTGTATAGTCCTGATGATGCGGACTATGAAATAGATTACGAAAAAATGTCTACTAAAGATGCAGTAAGTGATCTTGAAAGAATTGAAAAAATTGCAACTGGAAAAAGAATACCTCCACAAAGAGTTGCTCAACGAGAAAAAGCTAGAGCATTTGTAGAAGAGAATCCCTATGATGATATTGTAAATAGATATGGTGATGCTGGAGACATTGAATATGATCGAATGAGAGATGAAGGGTTATTAGATGAAATTGAATAAAAAATTAACAACAACTATACCACCATTACGAGGGCCTAATCCACAGGGCTTGAATATTAGTTATAATACTGTTAGAACAGTGAAATCGGAGAAAACAACAAATGGCAGAAATAGAAAAACCTATTCCAACAATAAGTAAGCCTTTAACTCCAGAACAAGAAACAGAACTTGTTTTGAGTGAGACTGAAACTATGCCTACTTCACCAACAGAAGTTACTGAAAATGAAGATGGTAGTGTAGATATTAATTTTGATCCTAAAAAAGATCTATCTGGAGAAACAGAATTTAATGCAAACCTTGCTGAAGTAATAGATGAGCAAGTTCTTGGAAGATTAGGTTCAGAACTTTATCAAGATACTGAATCATACAAAGATTCAAGAGCAGATTGGGAAAAAGCTTATACTCAAGGATTAGATTTATTAGGATTTAAATATGAATCAAGAACAGAACCATTTCAAGGTGCATCAAGTGCAACGCATCCAGTATTAGCAGAAGCAGTTACACAATTTCAAGCACAAGCTTATAAAGAATTATTACCACCTGAAGGACCAGTTAGAACACAAGTTGTAGGTGCTATAACTCCAGAGATTCAAGATCAAGCAGATAGAGTTTCTGAATTTATGAATTATCAAATTATGGATATTATGAAAGAATATGAACCAGAGTTTGATCAGATGTTATTTTATTTACCTTTATCAGGATCTACATTCAAAAAAATTTACTATGATGAAATTCTTGGAAGAGCTGTATCTAAATTTATTCAAGCTCAAGACATTGTTGTTCCATACACAGCAAGTTCACTTGAAGATGCAGAAGCAATTATTCATATAATTAAAATTTCAGAAAACGAATTAAGAAAACAACAAGTAGCAGGTTTTTATAGAGACATAGAATTAAAAGCATCAGATGAATTAACACAAGACGATGATGTGAGATCTAAAGAGAGACAATTAGAAGGTGTGACTATGAGTGGTCAGACTGAAGATGTTTTCACATTATTAGAATGTCATGTTAATTTAGATTTAGAAGGTTTCGAAGACAAAGATGTTTCTGGTGAGCCCACAGGAATTAAACTTCCATATATTGTAACTATTGAAGAAGGATCTAGAGAAGTTTTATCTATTAGACGTAATTATTCTGAAACTGATCCTAAAAAACAAAAAGTACAATACTTTGTACACTTTAAATTTTTACCAGGATTTGGTTTCTATGGTAATGGTTTAATTCAAATGATTGGTGGATTGTCACGTACTGCAACTCAAGCATTAAGACAATTATTAGATGCAGGAACATTATCTAATTTACCAGCAGGATTTAAACAAAGAGGAATTAGAATCAGAGATGATGCTCAATCTATTCAACCAGGTGAATGGAGAGACGTAGATGCACCAGGAGGAAATTTAAAAGATGCATTTATGACTTTACCATACAAAGAACCTTCGCAAACTTTATTAGCTCTTATGGGGGTCGTGGTTCAAGCAGGTCAGCGCTTTGCTTCGATAGCGGACATGCAAGTAGGGGATGGGAATCAGCAAGCAGCAGTGGGCACGACCGTGGCTTTGCTGGAAAGAGGCAGCAGAACAATGTCTGCTATTCACAAAAGAATATACGCCTCAATGAAAGAAGAATTTAGATTATTATCAAACGTATTTAAATTATATTTACCACCAGAATATCCATATAATGTTGTAGGTGGACAAAAAAATATTAAACAGGCGGACTTTGATGATAAAGTAGATATTATTCCAATTGCAGATCCAAATATATTTTCACAAACACAAAGAATATCTATTGCACAAACAGAATTACAATTAGCAATGTCTAATCCTGGAATTCATAACATGTATGAAATTTACAGAAACATGTATTCAGCATTAGGTGTAAGAGACATAGACAGTATTTTAAATAAACCAGATCAACCCACACCAAAGGACCCTGCGCTAGAACATGTAGATGCTCTCGCAGGGAAACCGTTCCAAGCTTTCCCAGGACAAGATCATAGAGCACATATAACTTCTCATTTAAGTTTTATGTCAACTAATCTTGCAAAAAATGCTCCAGTAGTTATGGCTTCATTAGAAAAAAATGTATTCGAACACATATCTTTGATGGGTCAAGAACAAGTTGAACTTGAATTTAGAAATGAAATTGCTCAAGTAGCTCAAATGACTCAAAATCCACAAGCACAACAAGATCCACAGACACAAGCAATGATACAAAACATGCAACAGAAGATTGAATCTAGAAAAGCTCAAATCATTGCTGAAGCAATGGAAGAATTTATGTCTGAAGAAAACAAAATTATGTCAATCATTGATAATGATCCGATTGCAATGTTAAGATCTAGAGAATTAGACCTTAGAGCACAAGAAAACGCGTCTAAAGAACGTGATAGTCAAGAAAGAATCAATCTTGATAAGATGAAAACGATGATGAATCAGTCTACAGATAGTCAAAAGTTACAACAAAATGAAGATTTAGCTAAACTAAGAGCTAATACATCATTAGAAAAGACTATTTTGGCTGCTAAGCTTAAAAACAATCAAAAATAAGTTTTAAAAACATAAAAAAAGGAGTATAAAATGGCTATGAAAAAACAAAATGAAAAATTAGCAAACGCAACTAGAACTTTTACTAAAGATTCTAAAGTTAAAGTAGATACTAATCATTCAAAGTACACTAACGCAGAAGGATATCTAGTTGGTGGAGTAGATATTGAAATGTCTAAACCGAATGAAACTCAAATTCAAGAAGTTCAAGGTCAAGGAAGTATTCTTTCAGAGAAAAAAAGATCAGCGAAGTGGTATTAAATCATGATTCAAATGTTAGGAGCTGTAGCACCTCTCGCAAAAATCTTATTTAACACAATTGAAAAATCAGTTCCTGATAAAGATCTACAAGAAAAATTAAAAGCACAATTACAAACACAATTACTACAATCTAATACAGCAGAATTACAAGCAGCAGCAAAGATAGTTGAAGCTGAAGCAAAAGCTGGTTGGTTTTCAGCAAGCTGGAGACCATTATTAATGTATGTATTAATTTTTATATTAATATGGAATTATGTATTAGGACCTGTTATTTTATTTTTTTTTAAAGCTTCTATAACTATAACTCTTCCAGGAGACGTATGGACCCTTTTACAAATTGGTCTGGGAGGTTACGTTGTGGGACGAAGTGCAGAATCGGTGGCACGCACTATGGCAAATAAACCGGCAAACAAAGAACAAGAAAACGGATAGGATAAAAAATGAGAAATGATTACGGAATAAGACCAAGAGATAAAATGATGAAGGGCGGAAAAGCTATGTCAAAAAATAAAAAATCAAAAAAAGCTGATATGTTAACTGCTAAAATGTCTAAAGATAAAAAAGGCAGAGCAATGTCAAAAGGTAAAAGATAATGGCTGGGCTTGGAAAACAAACAAGAGGAAATGGTATTGCTAAAGTTCAAAGACAAAAATTTGAAAAAGGTGGAAAAGCATTTCCTGATTTAACAGGTGATGGTAAAGTTACTTTTAAAGATATTTTAAAAGGTAGAGGCGTTATTAAAAAAAAAGGTGGAATGATTAAAAAAGCAGATATGTTAACTGCTAAAATGTCTGAAAAGAAAAAAGGCAAAATGATGAAGGGCAAAAGATAATGACTAGAGGTGTTGGAATAGCTAAAAGAGGTTTTGGAAAAGCATTATCCAGAACTGCTTACTCTGGAGGTGGACCTGTAGAAGACATGTCATCAGAACATGAAGGAGCAGAATCAGCAGCAGAAGAAGCAAAAGAAACCAAAACTGGTAAAATGATTAAAGCAGCCAAAGAAGGAATAAAAAAAGTAAGTGAGACTGCTAAAAAAAATGTTAAATTTGTTACACCCGCACCTATTAAAGAAACTCCAGAACCTTCAGATGAAATGGATGAATATTTTACTAAAGAAACTAGAGTTGGAAAAAATAAATATAAAGTTGAAAGAGTAAAAAAATCAGATGATGAAATTGGTTATC